TAGTTTGTATTTGTATGATTTTGGTATATTTATAGAATTAGCTCCAGATGAAGAAGAAAAAGCAATGCTTGAAAATAATATACAAGTGGCTTTACAAAAACAAAGTATAGAATTAGAAGACGCTATCGATGTTAGAGAAATAAAAAATGTAAAACTAGCAAATCAAATACTAAAAATACGTAGAAAGAAAAAACAAGAAAATGATAGACGAATGCAGCTAGAAAACATACAAGCACAAACACAGTCTAACACACAAGCTGCACAAGCTAAAGCTCAACTTGATGTTCAAAAAAGCAAAATAATTTCTGAAAATGAAATAACGTTAGAGCAAGCAAGAGCACAAATGGAAGCTCAAAAAATGCAACAAGAAATGCAGTTTAAAAAAGAGCTAATGGAGTTAGAGTTTCAATACAACATGCAGTTAAAAGATATGGAAACTAAAGCAAAAAAATCTGCAGAAAAAGAAAAAGAAGATCGTAAAGATGAAAGAACAAGGATTCAAGCTTCTCAACAAAGTGAAATGATTGAGCAAAGAAATACTAATAAACCGCCTAAAAACTTTGAGTCTACAGGTAATGATATGATAGGTGGCGGTTTTGATTTAGGTGCTTTTGAACCTAGTTAAAATTATTAATTATTATTATATTATATTATGGAAGAAAAAAATGAAAACGTAGTTGAAGAAACTACACAAGATAACGTTACAAAAGTTGATATAAAAAATACTCAAGAAGATGATAATGTTATAAAAGTAAATTTAGATAAACCAATTAAACCAGAAGAAAATGAAACTAAAAAAGATAACGCTGACGACAGCGGAGTGGCTGCAGAGCCTAAAAATGCCGAGCCCGCACAAGAACAAAAAGAAATACAACCGGAAACTGAAGCACAAGAAGAAACAGCAGTATTAGAAGAAATAACAGAAGATTCAACTGAAGAAGAAGTAGCAGAAGTAGAAGATAAAGTTGAAGAAGCTGTTGCTGAAGCAGAAGCTACAGGAAAACCATTACCAGAAAATATACAAAAGTTAGTTGACTTTATGGAGGAAACTGGTGGTGATATACAAGACTATGTAAAACTTAATCAAGATTATAGTAAATTAAGTGATACAGAAGTTATATATGAATATTATAAAAAAACAAAACCTCATTTAAATAACGAAGAAATAAACTTCTTAATAGAAGATTCTTTTTCTTATGATGAAGAAATTGAAGAGGAAAAAAATATAAAAAGAAAAAAACTAGCGTTTAAAGAGCAAGTTGCCAGCGCTAGAAGCCACTTGGACGGGCAAAAGTCCAG